AAACAAAGAAGAAGGGATGCTACTAAGATAGCAAACAGCCCGTCTTTCATTTAGTCGCCAGACAAAAGTTTGTTAGTCCCACGAATTTCCATCTTAAATGGAGGTTGTGGGTTTGTTAGCAAGCCTTCTCGGAAAGCGGCACGAGTCTTTGGCCCTTGTGTCTTTCCGCTTAAATCAGGTCTTGCCACCCGCAATGAATTTTCCATTTGTTCAGCAAGGTCTAGCATTCTCTCTCTGTTGGCAATGGCTTCTTGTTTTGCATCTTTAGTCTTAGCACGAGTCGCAATTTGTTCAAAAGCAACAGCCTTATCACTGGCTTTTGTAATTGCATCTTGCACAAACTCTCGATCTAGGATTCGTGTTGCAATAGTTTTGTCTGACAATGATTTCATGCCTGGCAGTATTTCAGCCAAATCAACACGGGTTCTGTCAAATGCAACCTTTTCAGCGGCAGTAAAGTCAAATGTTCGACCTAAAGAGGCTTTATTTGTTGCAGATTGCAAAGATGTACCAAAGTCTTGGAATGTAGATGGCGTAGCACCACGAACACCCGTAGAAATCTCAGGAGCACCTGTCAATGGGTTTATTTGCAATTCAACCGCACCACGAGTTGTTTGACGAGAAGCCGCTTCTGCTGCCGCTTGTTGTGCTTCTGCTTGCTGACCAAGTGTGCGAGACATTCCTGATCTGCGAACATCTTCTGCCCGTAAACCAGAAATAGTACCTTGTCCACTAGGTGCGGTAAGTTGTGGTGGCGTAGGTGCAAAGCCAGGCGTTCCAACACGAGGGCCATACTGGTTAGGCTGAATAACAAAATTAGGTTGATATGGGCCTTGACCAGGCATCAAAACCTCTACAGGGGCTTGATAAGGAACTATAGCCTGACTCTGAGGAATAGGTTGTGCCGCTGTTGCAACCTGACTAACAGGGATACGGGCATCACGCAAACTTAAGCCAGCTTGATATTTGGGGGAGGACATGATGTTAGACGCAAGCATACCCGCACCTTCGCCCGCAAGTACACCCGCAGCAGTACCAAGAACAGAGCCAGTTACACCGCCCAGTTGATAGCCAAGAGTAGCACCCGCTGTGCCACCAATCCCAGATCGAGTAATTCGAGGCGCACTTAAAATAGACTCTGTTGCTTTGGTAGTAAATGCGTCAGGAAAGTTGCCAGCAATCTTACCAAGAGCCGCAATGTCACCAGTCATCGCATTATCTTTTTCGGTAATACGACTTAGTTTATTAACATCAATCATGCCTGTATTAAAGTCAGTTGCATCTTCATAAGCATAAGTCTTGGCCATCTTTTGACGAGCTTGTCTGAAATCAGATAACAATTTAGGATTGAAAATGTTAGATTCAATCATTGCTTCTAAAGAATTAGCAATTGCCAATCGTGTGTCGGCAAGATCAAGAGCCTGTAAATCGGCACTTTTATTATTGTATGTTTTCCTTGCTTCTTGACGAAGAGTTTGAACATTTTTAAGAATTTGAGCACCATCTAATCCAGCACTTGTTTTGCTTATTGCGTCATCAATAATTGCATTTATTGCTTTTGTTTTTTGATTAGCACCAATTACCGCCTGATCTGGCCTTAAATTATTAAGAGAAGAAATTAAATTGTCATCAGCCACCATTGTTGGCAGTTTTTTTACTCGACTGTAAGGTTCTGCAACACGCATTCTTGCTTCATTAAATGGTGCTTTGCTATTAAATTGAGTAGTTTCTGGCAAACCCAATTCATTTATTGCAATTTTGCGTATTTGATTTTTGTTTGCATTAGCAATAGCATCAGTACCACGCTGACCCGCAACAGCAGATAAAGTTTTGGGGATTAATGTTGGTTGAATTTGCTCTGGACTTAAAGCAATACCCAATCGTTGCGCTTCTTTGGCGGCATCAATTTGTGGCCCACGAGCGTAGTCCTCTAAAGACATTCTTTCACGCCTAGCTTGAACCATTGGCTCAAAAGGCATCTTTGCCCCAATAACAGCTTTCTCTAATGCGGGTGCGGCTAACTCTTGTATTGTTCGAGCAGCAGGTCTAGCAACAGCAGGGGCGGCTAAACTTAATGTTCCTATGTAGTTTTCTACATCGGATACTGGTAAACCTGTTTTTTCAGAAATAAACTTAGCACCTTTTTGAAAGTTTTCTCCAATAAAGTCCAACAGTTGACGACCAGCCTCACCCTGATATTCTGGTGTTTCAGTAACGCCAGCCATCTTTCCGAATGGCTTATCAACAGCAGATACCAATCTTTGCGTAGCGGCTTGTGCTTCTTCAGGAGATCGTCCTAAACGAGCCAAAGGATAACCTACCATCTGTGCGGCAGCAGGTAGTACACCGCCAACAGTAACGTCAGCCAATGAAGCGGCAGACCTTAGAAGTTGACCTAATGAGTTTGTTGGTTGTTCTCTTACCAATGGCTTGATAACCATAAGGTCTTCATAACCAGAAACAGCCGCTGTTTCAGTTGGGAGCAGGTCTTCATATCCAGTAGCCATTTACAACTCCTGATTAGTTTTTTGTTTAAAACGCTCACGCACTTTATCAGCGGGTGCTCCTGCGGCAATCGCTGCCTTTGCGTTTTGCCTCTCTTGGTCAATACCTACTGTTGATGCAGAGGGTGTATTGGTTGGTATTTGCTTAGAAGCAGAAACACCATATTGTTTAAGAGCAGGTCTGTCAAACAAAGATTCACTACCTTTGCCATCGAACCAAGCATCTTCTGCACCATCATACGTTGTGTTCGTTCTATACCATTTGGCATAAAAATCACGTTGTTCAATATCTCGCTGAAGTTGTTCTCTAGCAACTGTAAGAATAAACTTGTTTGCCTCTTTGGTGTTACCCAATCTTGCACCAGTTTGCTCAATACGCTCGGCATCGGTCTTAGTTTGCGTACCTTTTTGCTCAAGTTGTTTTGACAGAACTGCTTGGTTTGCATTAGCTAAAAATATTTGTGAATTTGAAGCAAACTTCTCAGCACCTTGAACTCCTAAAGCCGCCAAAACTTTTGCGGCAGAAGCGGCTGTTTCTGTGCCAAAACCAGTTTCAAAACCTTTGTCCAAAATATTCAAATTGGATGTGATTGCAGGTAAATTCTTTTGAGCATTTCTAGCAGTTGGGGAAACATTCTCAAAGAAATCTTTAGTTAAAGACTTTCCTCTTTCGCCTTGTTCTGCTTTTTGTGATTCTGGCAATTTAACTTCAACTTTTGTTCCACGGCTTTGACCTTCAGCACTAATTGCTGCTTGTACTTGAGCCAACAGCGGAGAACCAACTGGCAATGTTGCGGCATATTCTTGAAGTTTTTGAATAGTTGTTTTCGACTCTGCCTTCTCAGGTTTTTCTGGTTTTTCGTATAAAACTAAATCTGCAGGTAATCCAGTTCTTTGATACTCTGCAAGACTTGCAGGAGTATATTTACCTGATTCCACTAATTTCTGGAATGGATCGGCTTGGAATCGCTCACGACGTGCTGCCGCTAAAGATGCCTGTCCTGCCGCCAAACGCTGTTGTTGTTCAGCAATTTGTACTTGAGCCTTACGAGCAAAATCAGCCAATGCAAAAGCACCTTGTTGGTCACCCATCTGAGCAAGAGTTTTAGCCCCATTTAACAAAGAAGTAGGATCAGACTGATCTAGTTGACCAAGAACTTGTTGTCTAGTACTGATTAGCTTGAGTTGTGGGTCTTCGATACCCATAGCACCCGCAATAGCACCACCAAGCCCTCTAGCACCCGCATAGGTCATTGCCGCACCCGCTTCACCAGGAGTCAGTTTGGCAAGGTCAATACCCTCACGCAAAGCACTTCTACGTTGTTGCTCACCATACATTTGTGGTGTTAGTCCAAACAGACCCGCTACGATATTTTCAGCCATGATGATTCCTTATCCGTAAACTTCTTCAAGCATCTTTTGGAAACCAGCATCACCTGTTCCATAAGCACCGAAATCTAACGCATTAACAGGTGTACCACCCACTATTTTAGCTATTGCATCCGTGAACAAAGGATTGGAGGTAATGCCACTTATTGCAGAAGCGTATGGGTTTCTAGTTGCGTCTGCGCCAGTAGCCAAGGCTACACTTTGACCCGCACCCTTCAAACCTAAATCGCCCATTCTTGAGCCTGCTGCGGACATCTTTTCTGCAAGACCAGTACTTAATGTAAATGGTTGTTGTGCAGAAGTTTCAAGTCCTGTAACTTGTCCCAAAGCAGTTGTATAAGGAGCATAAGCGGATTGTTGACCCGCATAGTAATCACCCATAGTAGAAGCACCTTTGGTAAGAAGCCCAGCACCAAATGTTACATCTCTCTGACCCAATTGTTGGGCATTAGCCGCCAATTCAGCTTCTTGTTTTGCACGAGCGTTAAATAAAGCCTGTAACTCTGGAGTTGTAGCACCATAAGAGCCACCTTGAGCCACAGAAAGACCACCACGACCTTGTTGTTGGAGTCTGTTTTGCAGAGTAGCTAACTCTAACTCTCTGCCTGGCTGTAACAAAGCCATCTGCTGATTGAGATAGTTCTGTGCAACAGATTCAGGAGTCTTAGCCAAATATTGATTACCAAGACTAAACAAACTCTGTGCGCCTGTTTGAAGAGGAGCAAATTGAGCTTGTGCGCCTTCTGCTTGTTGTAAACCAGACTCAGCCAACTTGACAAATCTATCTTGAGCATTCTTAGCTTGTGGGTCTAAGGTATATCCCGCACTTGTAAGTTGACCTGTTACTGGATCAAAGCCAAACTGTGACGAACCAAAGCGAGTGGTCATTCCAATAGGTTTAAACTGAGCTGATTGTTTAGCCGCAGCAGTCTCTCTGTCAATCATTGCTTGGGCTTTGACAGCCGCTTCACGGGATGTTTGTTGTTGGAGCAACCCACCAGCCGTTTGTGCAGTAGATGATACTAATTGAGCAATTTGTGCCGCAGTTAAACCCGCCTTAACCAAGTCAGCAATTGGAGGAATAACTACTGGCGGTGCTACCACAGGAGGTGCTACCACAGGAGGTGCTACGACAGGAGGTGCAACTACGGGTGGAGCTACTACGGGGGGAGCTACCACAGGAGGAGCTACGACAGGAGGAGGAGTTAGCAAGCCAGGTATAGTTGCAGGTGGTGTTCCCGCCAAAGCACCGCCTCCAATAGCTAAATCTTGAGCAGTTAATGTGGCAATTTCAGCCGCTGTTAATGGTGTAGTTCCCGCTGCTGCCAATTGAGACGCTACAGATTCAGCAGTAATACCTGCATTAGCACCTGTAATCAATCCACTACCACCAGTTAAAGCAGTAGTTGCAACAGTAGGAGCACCCGTCATCAAAGCATTAGCAAGAGTAGTTGCACCAGTAGTGCCACCCGCACCACCTAAAGCCAAGTCAAGTTGAGCAAGTTCAGCTGTTGTTAAACCAGTAGTGCCAACAGTAGCCGCAGCACCAGTAGCCGCACCCGCATTCAATAAGGTTGGCAATCCAAAGAGTACAGCCGCACCTAGTGCAAACTCTTTTAGACCACTTTTAACTTCTTGTTGAGTGCCAGTTTTCTCTACTTCACCAGTAGGTGTGTATTGGGTATACGATCCACCAGCCCTGTTATCAGTGGCTTTGTAGGTAATAACATTCTCTAAACCGCCAACTTGTTCGCTTTCACCTGATCCAGTTACTTGGTAAACAGGTTGAACAATAGTGTCGCCAAGTGTAATAGTCTGTCCATTAGGAATAGTAGCCGCAGCACGAGCCGCAACATCTCCCTCTTTTAACCCAACAGCCGTAGCCATTTGAGCAGGAGAAATGCCATAGGTTTCCATAGCCTTGACGATCTGATCGTCAGTCATATCAGGATTCTTGAGCAAGAACTCTACAATTTGTTGACTTGTATAGGCCATGATATTTTCCCTTTATGTTCGAGCAGCTTCAGCCGCAGCCTGTGCCGCTTGATAAGCCGCAATCACTTCAGCAGTCCAAACTGTATTGCAGATTGCAACAACATTAGTTGGTACGCCTGTCAGGTCTTGTGCGGGTGATAGGCTATTGCGGTGATAACTTTTAGTAAGTTCAATACCATTTTCCATGATGCGTGTAGCCTCACGATAAAGAACGATGCCGTTTTCTTGAACAGTAATCTGGTCAACAACGGTTGTTTTGGTTAAAGACATGATTTTTCCTTTTAATCAGTTGAAATAGAAATTACAAAACTAAGCCACACTCCAGACACATTGCCTGACGAGGTTATTTGTCCACCAGTTCCCATTGTGTAATACTCAACTGTGTTTCCTGAGACATATGGACTAGCGTTTGTAACCACAGTAACAGTTGTGTAAGGAATACCACCACCACCATAAGCACCGCCACCAAGATTTCCTTGTGAAAATGGTAAACCCCCAACTGAAATACCAGTAGAATTTGCAGTTCCGCTAAAATTTACTCGCCCTGATATAACAACCGACCTACCAACTTTTGTGTACCATCCGTGTTGTGAGCTATATGTCACGCCTGTATATCCACCAACAACAGTTGGAGTCCAAGTCCCTTCCTCGTAATCGTCTAGCGTATTTGCGTCTGTGGATGCTGATTGAGTTGCGGGGAATGTGATGCCAGAACCAGAAGCAGAGGGGGTTGCGTTACCAACAGCAATTGTTGTCTTTGCAATTAGTCCAGTGCTAGTTACTTTTACTACTGGAGCGTTGAAGGTTGTTCCGTTAACTGTTGTGGATGGCGTAATTTCAATACCAGAATTTACATTTCCATTGCCAGAAATTACCCAGTTTGTTGTGGATGAACCACCTTTGAACTGAATACCACTAGAACTAGAGGCCGTTGATGGGTCACCAATAACAATATTTGATAGAGTGTTTCCAATAGCCGTGACTGTTGTGACACCACCGCTACTAGCCCCAAATGTTCCAGTGGCAAAAACAGCCTCACCAGCATCACCCAATGTTGCAGTAGAGTTCTGAAGTAACTTACCTGTAGTGCTATCAAACCTAGCAATAGCATTGTCAGTAGAAGATGCAGGGCCAACAACATCGCCAGAGCCACTAGCTGCAATGCTAATTGAACCAGTGCCATTGGTAATGGTAATTCCAGAACCCGCAGTCAATGTCGCCTTTGTAAGCGTATTGCCTGTAGTGTTACCAATTAACAGTTGACCATTGGTGTAAGAAGTTTCTCCTGTACCACCATTAACTACTGGCAAAGCAGTACCTGAGTAGGTCATTGCCAATGTGCCAGATGTGGTAATGGGTGAGCCTGAAATACTAAACAAACTTGGGACTGTTGCCGCAACGCTAGTTACAGTTCCAGAACCACCAGAAGCAGCGATAGTTTGATTAGGCCATGTTCCAGTAACAGTTATATTTGTACCCGCAACAATGCTAGGGGTTGCCGTTGCTGTGCCACCATTTGCCACGGGTAGTAAACCTGTTACACCAGTAGTTAAAGGCAAACCAGTTAAGTTGGTTGCAGTACCGCTAGTAGGTGTACCAAGGATGGGAGTCACCAAAGTTGGCGAGGTAGCAAAGACTGCCGATCCTGTTCCTGTTTCATCGGTCAAAGCAGAAAGCAAGTTTGCACTAGATGGAGTCGCTAGAAAGGTTGCTACGCCTGTTCCAAGACCTGATACGCCTGTGCTGATAGGAAGACCAGTAGCGTTTGTTAAAGTGCCACTTGTGGGTGTTCCAAGAATAGGGGTTACTAGGGTAGGGCTAGTAGCAAATACCAATGAGCCAGAACCTGTTTCATCAGTAATTGCAGAGGCTAAATTAGCACTAGAAGGTGTAGCCAAAAGAGTTGCTACACCTGTACCCAAGCCACTTACGCCTGTTGAAATTGGCAGACCCGTAGCATTTGTTAAGACTGCGGCACTCGGCGTACCAAGGGCGGGAGTCACCAGTGTTGGCGAGTTTGACAACACTACATTTGTAGTACCAGTAGAAGTAGTTACACCAGTACCACCATTAGCAACACCCAAAGTTCCTGTAATGTCAGCAGTAGATAGACTTACGGCATCCCATGAGGCATTTGTGCCATCAGTTTGGAGATACTTATTTGCATTACCTGTTTGGCTAGGCAAAAGGTTATTCAGACCACCTGCGGCTGTTGAAGCACCTGTACCGCCATCAGCAACTGCCAAATCGGTAATGCCTGTAATTGAGCCACCAGTGATGGTTGCGCTAGATGATGTGATTGGGCCTGTAACACCCGCAGTAGCCGTAACAGCACCTGTCAGAGTTGAAGTGCCTGTCACCGCCAATGTCGTGCTTGCAGTGATTGCTTTAGCCGCCAAAGTAGTATTAGCTACTGTGGCAGTTCCTGTAGCCGCACCAAGATTCAAAGTAGTAGCCGCACCAAATGCGTTTACAGTTGTAGATACAGTGTTAAAAACACCTTGTGTTGCAGTACCAACAATGTCACCAGTTGTATCGTCAATTGTGACTACACTGTTTTGAATGATCTTACCTGTGGTTGAATCAAACCTAGCAATAGCGTTATCGGTGCTAGAAGCAGCACCATCTGTCTTTGTCGCAACAGCAGTAGCAATGTTGTTGTACTCAGTGTCAATCTCAGTGCCTTTGACAATCTTTAAAGGATTGCCAGGTGATAAGTTGTCTTTAGTCGCAAAGTTAGTGGTTTTGGTGTAATTACTCATGTTTTACCTCTTATGCCATTTTGCCATCTTTGGCTTGAATTTCAATCTTTTGAAGGGATAACTGTGTGCCGTTAATCGTTGTTTCATAACCAGTTTGTACAATTTTACCCGCACCAGATGCGTTTGCTCTCAATGTCTTAATTGGGATGCCACTTGTGTATTCAGCAATTCCATATTCAGCAGTACCATATTCATAACTTACTTGCGTAGGAATATAGATATTTTGAGCTTGATAAGCACCTGAGTAATCAAAACCCCAATTGATAGTTAAGAACTGATTAGACCCACCAATCACAATTGCTGAAATAGTCTTTAAAACAGAAATCTGATTAGGTTTTCCAAGGTCAGCTTTGTTGGTGTAGTACGCAAATCGGTACGTTGTGGTGTCGTCTATGTACCCGCCATACTTACCAATAAACCCATTTTTACCAATTAACAAGTCGCCATTACGCAAGGAACGTAAAGCAGTTGGTGCAATTGAGTCCCATTTGGTTACACGGGAAGCACCATCTTGTAAAGATTGCTTGGTATCAAAGCAATAAACTTGGAAGGTAGCAGGTAAAACTAACAGATAAAAGGCTTCTTTTTCTGAGTAAACAGACTTCAGATTTGCCAATGTTTCGCCAAGCAATGATGAATTTAAGTCAAAACGAACATTCTTAGACAAGTCTCGCAAAGGAGCAGACTTCTCTTGAATTGTCCTCATCAGTGAGCGAACACCTGAGTCTGACAAGAAAATCACATCAGAACCAACGCTTTGAATGGTATCTCTAGCAATACATCCAATAGAGCCAATTGTGTCGCTCAGAACGATGCTTGCGGGTGTAGAAGCACCAGAGTAGACAAGAATCTGTCTTTTACCAAAGATGAACAAGAAATCATTGTGCGCTGCTAACCCCATCACTTCATCCGCACCATTGGGCCAGACCCGTGATACATCCAATGAGCCTGAAGTACCACCGCCCCATACATGACCCGCAATCAGATCAGAGAAGGTAACAGTTACTTTGTCAGAAGATGTATTAGCCACCCATAGGCGACCAAAAGCTGAAATAGCAATGTTGGCAGAAGGCACAGAACCTACATAGCCTGTTTTCTCAGATACCCGTCTAAATGTTGTTATGCTAACAGCGGGGTCATAAATGAGTGGATCGTGACCCGTTTGGAAGAAATAGGCAATCCCATTCAAAGAAGCAGTTTGCCAGTTAGATGCAGTAATAGTAGGAGCAGTACCGCCACCACCATAGGTCAACTCAGTCACAGCATTAGCAGTACCAAGTTTAAATAGTTTGTTATTACCCGCAAACAGGACAGTCAAAGTACCATCGTTTTGCACTAATTCATGGATAACACCCACATCATTAGCACCTAGATTGCCAGAAGAGGGGTTAACCCTTGTGTAGCCTTTTCTAGCACCAATACGACCATACTGATCCAAGATGCAGTTAGTTGCAACCAAAGCAAAGCCAGCCCCTAGATCAAGGGGAGAGTCTTCAGTATTCAGGCCATAGAAGCCTGGTGCTGAAAGACTGTAACTTTGTAAAGGCTTAGACATTAGACCGCCACAAAGTT